GAATACAGAAACAATGAAGGCAATCGCAGTTACATATCTGAGAGCGGGAGTGGCATCTGTGCTGGCCCTGTATCTTGCAGGTGTGACAGACCCAAAGGCTCTGCTTATGGCAGGAGTCGCAGCAATTGCAGGTCCATTGCTAAAGGCAATAGATCCATCTGCTACAGAGTTTGGACGTGGGTCTAAGTAACCCACTAATGCGAGGCAGAAAGAGGCCCCTCTTCGGAGGGGCTTCTTTTTTTATGCCATAAAACTAATTGATCCCTGAGTTGTAATCATCTGCCAGGTGGGTTTTGAGTCTATGACAGTTAGCACACAACGTCTGTAGATTTGACTGGTCATTATTAAAGCGGTCACCGTCTATGTGGTCTACATCTAGTTGACTGATATGTACTGGCTTGAAGTCACACTGCTCGCAGTGGTCCTTACGGTATGCGTGGTAAGGAGAACGTAGTTTCATTTGATTGACTTTGTATACGGTATTGCACCTGTATCTACCAGTCAAAGGCTTAGACTTATCCCGCATCTTTATTCTGGTGGGACCACAAACTGTGCACAATCCTGTGCGTTCTTCTTCGTTGATCTCAGAGAGTCTGTGATTCATCTTTATCTACTGGACAAGGAACAGTTACGATGTTGCCACAGTTAACACAGGTACCATCAAGGAAGTACCAAACCATTTCATAATCTTCAAAGGAGGCCATAACGCTAAAGACCTGAGAGCCACACGGACAGACGTGTACTGGACCTAAACCTCGTAGGTCAGTACCAAACTTCTCTGGTAGTTTAGCCCTGAACTTGGGCAGCCTTGGTAGACGGAACCGCACAGTCAGTACTGCACCATCGTGCCCCCTCGGGGCACCCTGTTTTATTCGCCTCACGGCTCATATTGTAGTAACTAGTAGTGTCGCTAACGCGACGACACGCCGATCTATAGTATGATTCCAGTATGACAACAATCGCAGCGTTAGAGGGTATTGATTACGCCGTACTCGTGGCAGATTCACAGATTACAGAAGACAATCTCGTAACGTTAGCAACCAGTACACCTAAGATCGTTGAGGTTGGTAAGTATCTCATCGGTATCTCAGGTGATACACGACCTGGTGATATCCTTGCCTACAACTGGAAGCCACCCGTGTATCGTGGCGAAGACCCAGCACAATTTATGGGTAAGAAGATTATCCCCAGTATCAACACAGCGTTTAACGACAACAACTACGACTACAACAAGGTGGACAAAGATGGTGGCTTCGATTATCTCATTGCTTTTAACGGCAACATCTTTCGTATTGCTTGTGATCTCTCTTTTTTCCAAGCAAATCACGGAGCGTACGGCATTGGCAGTGGGGGTCAACTTGCTCTTGGCTACCTGTATTCAATTTGCAAACCTGATATGGAGTTAGCCTATGCAAAGAGACACGCCCGTAAAGCAGTAGAGATTGCGTCGGTCCTTGACTCTAATACTGGTAAGCCCTTACAGTTAGTAGTCCAGGAAAGGATGTAAATGACTGACCCAAAGGAACTATTACTTACTGCACTACGTGCAGGTGATGCGAAGCGTTCACGTTCTACACAGGTACAGATAGGACCATCAGAGTTAGGTGGCTGTCGTCGTAAGGTTTGGTACAGATTAAACGATCAACCTGAAACCAATGAGAACGAGATGAAACTTGCTGCGATTATGGGTACTGCTATCCACGCAGAGATTGAGCGAGCACTAGCAGATAACCCTGATGTAATGATTGAAACATCTGTTGAGTACAACGGTATGAAAGCACACATCGACTGCTACGTACCAGGTACTGGTGATGTTATCGACTGGAAGACGAGCAAGATTAAGAACCTTTCTTACTTCCCATCAACACAGCAACGGTGGCAGGTGCAGACATACGGCTACCTACTAGCAAAGAATGGTCACGATGTAAAGCGTGTATCTCTAGTTGCCATTGCACGTGATGGCGATGAGCGAGATGTCAAGGTGCACACAGAAGATTATGATGAGACAGTTGCACTGCAAGCATTGAACTGGTTGGCAGCAATCAAGACTGCAACAGAGGCACCAGATCCAGAACGAGATAGTAGTTACTGTAAGTTCTATTGTAAGTTCTACGATGCATCAGGTGAGATGGGATGCGTTGGTATAAAAAAAGAACATACGGCAGTCAGTGATGTAGTCATTGATGATGCTGATATTGACAGGAATGCACTGTTATATCTACAGTTAGCAGCGCAGATTAAAGAGTTAGAAAAGCACCAAGATTCTTTGAAGACTTCTTTTGAAGGACTACTAGGTACAACACCTAGTGGAGTAGAAGTCAGTTGGACAACTGTCAAGGGTCGTGAAAGTATTGACAGTGAAGAGATAGAAAAACTACTTGGGTTTGTACCTAGGAAGTTTGGTAATGAATCACAGCGGTTACAAATCAAACAAACTGGAGGAAAGTAAATGGCTGCAAACGAAAACACAAAGTTCCAGATTAACTATAAGTTAAACGACGGAACTCTTATCAATCTTTATGCAACAGATGTAAAGGATTTAGAGACAGGTCTTGCTGATCTTGGAATGGTGGCAACACTTATCCGCACAACAGGTAATGACTTGCACGGTGGTGCACCAGCACCAACAGTTGCATCAGTTGCAGAATCTTTTAATGCAACACCAGTTGCAGCACCTGCTCCAGTAGTTACAGAAGGACAGGCACCTACCTGTAAGCACGGCAATATGGCTTTCCGTACTGGAACGTCAGCACGTGGACCGTGGAAAGCGTGGATGTGTGCTGCACCAAAGGGTGCAGTAGATAAGTGCGACCCTATCTTCCTAAGATAATTAAATGCGGGAACCTCGTGAGTACGAGAACCCGCTATGTGCACAGATAGGTGGAGACTTCTGGTTCCCTGACAAAGAGGGAACAGTAAGTTTTGGCGAAAGTCAGTATGCGAAATCAATCTGCAAGGCTTGTACTCATAAGATCGAATGTGCTGAGTGGGGAATCCATAAGGAACAGTTCGGTATATGGGGTGGGCTTGCCCCACGTGAACGCCTTACAATAAGAAGAGTTCGCAGAATAAATCTTGGAGGGGATGAGGAAGTTGCTTGATCTAAAGAGGGCGTTAGGTACCAGCACTATCAAGGCTGTGCCATTGCCTGATGTATGGACAGGGTTGTCTGCTCAGTCCATCAAGTTTAGACGAGGGCAAGTATGTATGGTTGCTGCTGCACCTAATGCTGGTAAGAGTATGTTTGCTCTTATCTATGCAATCAAGGCAAAGGTACCAACACTTTTCTTTTCCGCAGATACTGATACTGCTACAGTCTTGATGCGATCTGCAGCGCAGATCTCAGGACACACACAGTTAACAGTAGAAACCAATATGGATTACAAACCTGACTACTACGCTGACCATCTATCTAAGATGTCGCACATACAATGGGTGTTTGATTCAAGTCCATCATTAGATGACATTGAATTAGAAATCAAAGCCTACGTTGAACTCTATGGCATAGCACCAGAGTTGATTATCATTGATAACTTAATGAATGTTGCAGCCGAAACAGACAATGAATGGGCAGGGCTACGTGCAATTATGATGGAGTTGCACGATATGGCACGCAAGACAGAGGCTTGTGTCTTAGTACTCCATCACGTATCAGAGCAGAGTGAGTATGGATCCCCAATGATGCCACCACCACGTCGTGCTATCCACGGTAAGGTCAGTCAGTTACCAGCACTGATACTTACACTAGGCTATGACCCAGGACAAGGGATGTTGCGGGTTGCTGCAGTGAAGAATCGATTCGGTCCTCACACAGCAGATGCTTCACAATGGGCTACACTATTTGTTAACTTTGCTTCCTGTCAGATTGGAGATCAAGATGCACAAGGCAGAGCATACTTGCGAGTCTGATGGCTAACAAGAACGGACGTAAAGGTTCTCAGTTTGAGACAGATGTTATGAAATGGCTACGCAATGCGGGAGTTATGGCAGAACGTTTGACTAAGGCTGGGGCAAAGGATGAGGGCGATATGGTTGTTATCATATCTGGAGAAACCTACATCCTTGAACTCAAGAACAGGCAGACCCTTTCCCTGCCTGAGTTCTGGAGAGAAGCACAAGTTGAGGCGCTTAACTACGCAAAGGCACGAGGTATCGGGGAAGTCCCTCTGTCATATGTTGTAGTTAAGCGTCGCAACGCATCAATAGATCAGGCTTGGGTAATCCAAGACTTAACTCAATGGCTAAAG